TTCTTGAGCTATTAATTGTCTATCTAAAGAAATAGAACTTTGTAAAGCTGTAGCATTAGCTTGAGCTAACGGAATCGCTGATTGTATTATAGCATTAATTAATCCATCTCTACCAACACTAGAAGCTTCTAAACCTCTTTGTGCTAACATTTGTTCTACTGAGGCAACAGCTGGACCAGCCCAACTAGGAATATTACCTTCTTCCATACCTTTCAATAAAGTATCTAACTGAGTAGTTACTAATGCTTCAGTTGGTAATCCTTCAACAATACCTCTTTCTTGTTCAGTAAAAGTAGTTAATTTAGCTTCTAAGGCTTGAGGATTATCTCCTAAAGAAGTTATAGCTTCTTCGCTTAATCCTGCAGTTCTTAATTGTTTTTTAGCTCTCGTAATTCTTGCTAGACTTGTACCTGCTGATTGAGCAGCTGTAGCCATAGCTTGAGGACTAATTATACCAGAAACTTGTTCTTGTAGAGCTCCTTGCTTAATATTAATTTGTTGTCCAGCAATAGTAGGAGCATCCTTAACATCTGCAAAATTAGCTATTTCAGTATCAGTTAAACCTGCTGGGTCTGATAAAGTGCCTTGAGCTGCCGTTAATGTAGGCGTAGTTGTTACTAAAGTAGTATCTGCTAGAGTAGGTTGTATTTGATTAGCAGTTGTTTGGTCAACTGTTACAGCTGTATCTACAGTCTCCATAGTTGGAGTTGCTGCAGCTTGAATACCTAAATCATTACCAGTTGTTCGTAAGTTAGTGCCTGATGCTCGTGGCATTAAACCACCATCAAGCCCTGTGCGTAACTTAGCTACACTAGGTTTAGCACTACTAGGTAAATTACCTTTAGCTGCTCGTTCCATTGCAGTTCCGGTTCTAGCTACTCTTCTGTCTCTTTCTGTTGTCATAGTTTCTCTCGCTTGTTTAGCTGCTTTTTCTGCTGCTGTTTCTTTTGGGGTTTTTTGAACTGGTGGTACATAACTTGTTGTATAGTCACTATATAATTGTGGTAGTTGAGCATCATATCTTTGTTTTGCACGGTATCCAGCCATGCCTCCGCCTGTGGGTCTAGGATTTGTTTTAGCATGTTCAACTTTCCACTGGTTAAAATTTAACATGCCACCATTAGCAGCTTTAAATCTATAACTTTTTTTTTTCTTCATAGTTCTTTTATCTTATTTCAAAAAGCCTATCAAGTTTTTCATCAAGTTTTTCTAACCTGTCCATAACATTTTTCATATCATCTTTTAATTCGTCTTTAGTAACATATTCTCTAGCTATTTCTTCTCTAGTTTTGTTTAACAAAATATCTAGCCTTTTGGCTTCGTTAGCATTTTGTCTAATACTGTAAAGTATTGGTCCTAGAACTAATGTTATTATTGCATTCCAAATAATGTATGATGATAATTCCATTTTAATTCCTTTTAATTATTAAATTTTTTTTATTAACAGTCCTTTATGTATTATTTCCAAAGAGGACCATCTGCCCAAGCAACTAAACTTTTTCTTACTCCTTTAGTAACTGGAGTAACACGATGTAAGAAAAAAGAAGGAAAAATTAAAACTGTACCTTTTTTTCTAAGAGCTACTGGGTCTGGAGCTTGAGGTGCATAATTTGAATCAAATTCAAAATCTCCTCCTTCATAATCTTTACTATCTGAAAGTTGAACAGTCATACTTAATTTTCTGTGCTTCATAACAGGAGCAGCTAAAAATACATCGTGATGAAAACCATAATGTCCTTTATCTTCTGCTTTATAAAGTGTGTGTTGTATATCTTCAATTGTATGCCACTCTACACCAAAAGCATTATTATTTGCCTGAGTAAAAAAAGCACTTAACATAGGTATAATTTTTGCTGTACCTTCTTTTTGTATAGGTAGCCACCTTATTTTAGAACGTCTTATATCAGAAATATTACTACCACCTGATACATCGCCTGTCATAGCTACTTGTTCTTCTAAAGTACTTGCGTATTCATTTATTTGTGTAACTGTTTCTCCATCAATACCAGCTTCCCACATTTGCCATAAATTTCTCAATTTCTATTCCTATTGTAATTTTGCAATTAATAAATTATAAATCTCATCTTCAGATAATTCATCTTCATTAATAACTGTGTGAATAGAATCATCAATTTGAGGTACGAACCAATCATATCTCGGTTTATCTAATTGACGGTCTTCAAACTCAATATTATCGTAGAAATCATTTTCAAACTCTACGTCTAAGTTCTGCAGTGGTGTACCGTCTAAAACTAGATTACGTAAAGCACACTTTTTATAATTATCCCAAGTTTGGGTAAATATAATGGTTTCTACATCTTTTGTATTTAATATAGCTTTGTAAGCACTTGTTGATGTACTAGGTGCTTGTGTCTCAAGGTCAAAAATATTATCTACACACCAACTTGCACCAGCTAATACTAAAAATTTATAATCTGCATTGCTTAAAAATTCTAAAAAAGATTCGTTAAAAACTAAATGTCTAGATACAATATTTTCAGGATAATCGCCTGTTGGTATATTAGATTCATCTTTTTCATTAAACGGCTGACACGATGTATGCACAAAACATATATCACCATCTGTGCTAATACTCCAATTAATTGGATTATTATGCTCATCAGTACCAGTGTACACAGTTCTATCAAGAGTATATTGTTCTCTAATTCTTTTAACAATTTTATGCTTACAAGAAAATCTTAAACCATTAATACTTAGAATTTTCATTTTGTTTTTTTTTCTTTATTATTTTTATGAAACTGCAAAGTGCATTCTATAATAGTTTCCTACCGTTAGATTAAATGGAGTAGTAGAACCACTAAATCGATACCAACTAGGGGTACATTCACCATAACCCCAACTAAAAGAACCAGTACCGATAGAGCTTGGCAAACCTGATATTGGATTACCAGTAAAATTAGCTACATAAATAAGATTATTATTAATGTCTGTTATTGCAATACGAGAAGATGTTGTTTGTATTTCAGGAAAATAAGTACGACTTAGGTTATAATAATTTGGATGTCCTTGTGGAGGACTCACTCCACTATTTGAGTATATTGTCATAGATGTAACATTTATACCTGTTGCAGTTCCAGTATAATGAAAATAATTACCGTCATAATTCACAGGAGTTCCAGAGAATCTTATATATCCAATTGTAGCTGTATTTCCTCCATATCCACCATTGACAAAAGTCCAATTGCCTGAATTTGGACCCCAACTAGTAGACGCATAATAATTTACATTATCAAAAGTGTAAGCACTTATACTCGGATATCCCACCACATATGGGCTTGGCAAAAAGTTTGATACCCTGTAAGTACCTAGGGCTGGTGGTGTGAAACTTGAAGCTCCATACCATTCATTGAATGCCATTTGTGCTCCAGAAGTTTTACCAATTAACCCTCTAATATCTGAATCATTCATTGAGCATTGAGTGCCAGAACCACCTCCCGCTTCGACATGAAATTGATTTAGAGATATTGGTCCTGAACTAGGTATTGCCATCTTAAACTCCTCTTAATTCTTCAAGCTCTTCTTTTAATTCTTTGATTGCTTCTATTAACAATGGAGTTAATTTTGCATAATCAACTGTCATATAATCTTCGCCAGATTTAGATTCTTTAGTTTCTGCATTTGTATCAAAAGGAGCTAAATCAACAATTTCTGGTAAAACTTTTTTAACAGATTGTGCTGATACACCCACTTGAACTTTATCTATATCGTGACCAAAAGATTTTGCTAATTCATTTTCTTTAAAATAAAAAGTTTCTATTTGTGAAACTTTATCTAAAGCATTTTCTATTTTGCCTACTTTATCTTTTAATCTTTCATCAGAATAGTACGCCGTTATGTTTCCGTCAGCATAGGTATTTCCTGAAGAATCCACAAAAAACCTATCTGTTCCACCACTATTTCTCAAAATAACATTTGAAACATATTGAATGTACATTTGGTTACTATGAGCTTGTATTTTTGCTGACTTTTCTCCTGTCCAATTACCATAGTTAAAAGTAATATCAGAACCAGCAGGTATATTAGTTGGTCCAGCAGGTCCAGTCGGTCCAGTTGAACCAGTAGGTCCAGTAGGTCCTGTAGGTCCTGTAGGTCCTGTTGGACCAGCTACTGTTGAGTCGGCTCCTGCAGGTCCTGTAGGTCCAGTAGGTCCTGTAGGTCCTGTAGGTCCTGTAGTACTACCTCCTATTGCACCCCATCCAGTTGTATAGCCTTCAAATTCACCTGTAGTTGTATTATATCTAAACTGACCTGCTTCTGCACTTGGTCTTTGTGCTGTTGTACCTTTTGGTATTAATAAAGCATCTGTATTTGTACCTAAGTCTACAGAAACTGTTGGACTTGATTCATTGACACCAATTCTATTATTAGAAGTATCAACTTTTAAAACATTAGTATCTACTGCTAAGTCTCCAGAGAATGTACCTGTTGTACTTGTAATTCCTCCAGTTATTAAATTAGCAGCAGCATAACCTGTAGCACCTGTATTTACTGTTGTAGACGGTATGGTTTGAGTATCAGCAAATAATCTAAACGTGTTATCTGTTGAAGCATCATAAAATAAACCTGCATACTTAGTAGTGGTTGATTCTACGTACTTGCCATAAAATCCAAAGTCAGTGCTGTTGCCTGTATTAGCATTTGTTAGACCTGTGAAGTTATTATCTGTAACTACAGAACCTGTTTGAGTTGTTGTACCTGTTACAGTTAAGTCACCTCCGATAACAACACTATTATTAAAGGTAGCTGTACCTGCATCGGACATATCTATGGTAATAGCAGTTATTGCACTACCATCATCAATTCCTTTTATCTGTATGTCACCATTATTGATGGGGTTATGAAGTAAAGCATGAGTGCTTGATTTAGTTATGCTAAAGAAATGAGAGCTACCATCTTCAAATTTAATATCTCCACCATCTGCATCTAGAACTATATCTCCTGCTGAATCTAAAGTTAAAATGCCATTATTTGTAAATATACTTCCGTTAGTTCCGTCTGAAGTAAGTATTAAGTCTCCTCCTGCACCCATACGCAAGAGTCCGTTGTCTACCATTTCTATATCGTGAGCAAACTGTGCTGTTCCTCCTGCTGACATATCAAGGGTAAGAGCATCTACATTTGAACCATCGTCACTACCTTGAAAAATAATGTCTCCGTCTGCAGTATTAGTTCGAAGAATTACAGAACCGGGAGTGGTATCAAGGTCAATTAAGAATCGTTGCGTTCCTGCATCTTTAAACCTAACGTCTCCACCATCTGCATCAAGAATAATGTCTCCAGCAACATCTATCGTCATGTCACCTGATGCGTTAGCAATATTGCCAGTTACGCTAACTCCTGTTGAAGTAGTCGCTAATCTTTCTGTACCATTATGAAATAACTCAACTTCTGCACCAGTAAATGCTCTAATTAAATTAACATTTCCAGCACCATTTAAAAGTCTAAAATTAGTAGCTAGTATTCTTAAATCACCTGTACCTACATCGGCTATATAAGAATTACTGCCATCGTGATAAATCTGTAAATCATTACTTGCTCCAAATTGTAATTTTTGACTATCTGGCAAAGTAATACCATGAGAAAAATCAAACTCATCATTTGTTGCATCCCAGAGAATAGTCGCATCTGTTGAAGCATCTACTGCATCTTGAATAGTAATACCTGCACCATTAGCAGAGCCTGAAGTATCACCTGACCCAGCATTTAAAGTTATGTTTTTATCTTCTACATCTAGGGTAGCAGTATTCAGAGTTGTTGTAGTGCCTTGTACAGTTAAATTACCAGATACAGTTAAATTATTAGAAACAGTAACATCATTTGGTAGACCTACAGTTACAGTGCCACTACTTTCTGCTACTTCTACTTCATTAGAAGTTCCTGCAAATGTTATTGTGCCACCTAAAGATGTAGCAGTTGAATTAGAACCATCTGATACTGTTATTGAACTATTTGCCAACATTGTATTTGTTACTGTTCCTGAATCACCTGTACCAATTAAATTACCTGTACTTGTCGGTAAAGTTAAAGTTACATTACCACTAAATGCTGAATGTGCTGGTGCTTGTAATCTTGCATAATGTGCATTTGATACTTCACAATAAAAATCTATATTGGATTGTGAGCCACCATTTTTAATTGCAATAGCACCTTGAGAAATTTGTACTCCATCTGTAGAGCCACCACCAATTCCTAATGAACCTATAACATCTACTCCACCTGAACTATCTATTACAACTCTATCTGAAGCATTGGTTCTAAATGTCATGCTATTGTCTGAATGAGCATATCTAATTTGTCCAATGTTTTTATCATCAGAATCACCAAAGAAAATATCACCACGACCTGTAGTCGTAGAAAGAATATTTAAACCGCCTGAAGAAGCTGTGGTTTCTATGGTAATACCATTAGTGTCAGGTGAAGTAGTACCTCCCACTAACAAGTTTCCTGAACTGTCTATTCTGGCTCTTTCACTACCATTATTAAAAAATCTAAAACTACCAGCTCCAAGATTATTAATAATTGCATCTGTGCCTGAAGTAAGTATTGTCATGGAATTATCAGAAGCAACAAGGTTTACTGCTATCGAACTATCTGAGCTTGTAAAAGTTGCTGCTGTATCTGTTGTGCCAGAATTAACTGCTAAAACTCCTGTAACATCTACTCCACCTGTTTTAGTAGCCAATTTTGTTACATTATTAAATCTAAGTCTAGCTTCTCCATCTTGTATAAATTGAGCACCTATTTTAGTTCCTGCTGCATTGTAGATTCTTACATCATCGCTTAGTATTTTGAGTGTGCCTACACCTGCATCTTGTATATAAGAATCAGAACCATCGTGGTAGATTTGTAAATCTGAACCCGTACCAAATTTTAATTTATCATTATCACTAAATAAAACATCTGCATTACTATCAGCTACAACAGCTTTAGAAGCTTCTACAGTTCCTGCTGTAGTTACGTCAACATAGTTTAATTCTGTTGTAGTTGCAGTAACCCCATCAAGTAAATTTAACTCAGCAGCAGTTGAAGTAATTGCTGTACCATTAAAGTTAATACCATCTAGGTAAGCTATACCGTCAACATATAAGTCTTTCCATTCTTGGCTAGAACTTCCTAAATCGTATGCATTGTCTGTATTAGGAATAATATTTGAGTTAACATCTGCACCAAAAACTACATTGTCATCTGCTGCATCACCTAATGTTAATGTACCACCATTAAAAGTTGTAGTACCTGTGACTGTTAAATTACCTCCAACATCAACATTACCTGTAGTAGTTATTGAGTCTGTAAAAGTATCTTTAAAACGTAATGAAGTTGTTCCTAAATCTATGTCACTATCAGTAACTGGAACTAAAGCACCATCTTGTATTCTTAATTGTTCTACTGCTGCAGAAGAAACTTCTGTGTAGAATCCTATTCTATTATTAGTGCTATCAATTTCTACTTTATTTAAAAAGTCTAAATCCCCAATCTTAAATATATTACCACCTTCTCCGGCAGTACCATCGTGTCTGTGTCCAGTAGAAATAGCACTACTAGAAGAATATGCAAAAACATTTACTAATTGATTGTATTCATTGTTAAACAAAGCTGCGGTAATACTGTCACCGTCTGAAAATGAACTTTGTCTAGTATAAGCTTGTGCCATAATTATCTCCTACCTGAAGGTATGTAATCTACATAAAAACCATTAATTGTATATGATGGTTTTGTATCTTCACTTATTATTGTAAAATTGTTACTCGTACCACTACCTTGTAAAGGTATTCTAATAGATGGGTTATCTAAACCACCAAATTTATTTATGCCAAATACTGCATCACCAAAAATAGATGGAGGATTTATTACTCCTAAATCAAAAGGGTCTAAAGGTTGAGCAATATTTAAATTATCATATTCAAATTTTATTGCTACATCAGGTTCTACAACTCCTTCAGCATTCATAGAAACTCTTAAATAGTGTAAAGTTTTTAAAGTTCCTAAATCACCATAATCAAAATCTGGTGTTGTATATCTAGCTAAAATAGTAGACCCATCAAAACTATCACCAGTGTCGTGTTCGTAAACAAAACCATTACTATCACCGTGATATACTTTTTCAATACCATTATTATCAAAACCTGAACCAATAGCTGTAACTTCTAAGCCTCTTGTTTCAGACCACTCAAAACCATTTGGTCTTAACGTGCCTATAACTCCTCGTTGTGCTGCATTGGTTGCTAGAGTATCAGTATAAAATAAACGATACTGAGATTTTTCTCTTAAAACAATACTATTAATAATAAATGAATTAATATTAGATGCTATAGTAGTAAGCACTGGTTGTATTGCTTGACTAACTGTACCTAACTCTACATCTCCAATTCTTGCTGTACCAGCTACTGTTCTTAAACCATCAGGTGCTAAAAATATTAAATCACCAGCAATCTCTTGAATACTATAACCACTTATACAACCTACGTTTTTAGTTACAGGTACTACTATAATTGTACTTGAATTATTTATATTCTGTAATTTAAATATTGAGTTTTGACAAAATATAAATAGTTCATTACGGAAACTTTTAATACCTTCTATTTGGTCTTCAATAACTATACTACCTGAACCAGTACTAGTAAAATCTGTTGGGTCTAAAGTACCACTATAAAAAATAGTATTTAAATTATCCTCTACCCCAGCAGCTATTAAATGTTTATCATGGACAGTTACGTGTTTAACATGTTTAGTTCCGGTAACTGTTATCTCACTACTAAAGTAAGTTCTACTATTTAAGTTAGCACCTGTGCCTTCCATTCTAAACTGATAAGGTTTATTTGCTCCATCAGCTATAATTAACGTACCATAATCTGAAGTTGCTGATTCAAATAAAGAAAAACTTATTTGCCCTTGTCCAGTTCTAGCTAAAACACTACGACCTGTAAAAGTACTATAGTTATCACCACTACCAGATACTGAACTTCTATTTATTTGTAAGTAGGTTATACCATCTTGAGTAAAATAAATATTAGTACCAGCACAAACTACTACACCATCAGCATAAGGAATAACTCCTAAAATATCGGTAGTATTTCCAGTCGGTTGAGTTGAATTAGTAGTACCAAACTTTTGATAACCATTTATTTTTCTATAGCCACCTTTTATAGAAACTTCAAAGTTTCTTAAATCAGTTGCTACTCCGGGAGTTTTTAATAAATCAATAGCATTACTAGCTTTAATTAAACCACCTGAACAAGCAACTGTATATGGTTGACTTTTTGCCATTAGAAGTATGTCCTATCGTCTGTCATATATTTAGGTGTAGGATTAATTAATACACTCTTCATTTGTCTCATGCCTTTTTTGTAATCTTCTAAAGCAAATGCTGCTTGTTGTGGACTTTCTTTAAATTGCCAAACGTAATATCTTACTCTAGCTAAAATTATATTTTTATATTGGTCTGGTAAAACTATTGTATCTCCATGAGCACTTAATGCTGTTGGTCTAGCAAAAGCATAAAAATGTACATTATAAATCTTGTCAGGTATTGGACTTAATCCAAACTTTCTATTGTCTGGTGATTTAATAACATAAGTTGGC